CTATACACATTGCTAAGCTCGCGAAGGCAGTTGATATTGATGGTTGGTTTTTTGAGGTCCATGAAAATCCTAGCGCAGCATGGAGTGATGGATCAAATATGATCAAATTAAAACACTTTGAAAATATATTAAAACAATTAGTATGAAAATATATATAGGACACGATTCTAAATATCCACAAGCAACTAGAGTTTGCAGGAAATCTATTGAGGATCATTCAGAAAAGGGAGAACATGATATAAAATATTTAGATAAAAAATCATTAACAAAAGTTGGTGTATATGGTAGAAAAGACATATCTGGTGAATCAACAGAATTTTCTTTTACTAGATTTTACGTTCCTTTATTATCTCATTATGATGGTATATCATTATTCTGTGATAATGATTTTGTTTGGAAATGTAATCCCAGCGAAGTAGAACAATACTTAAGAGATAAACCAGTAGCATGTGTTAAGCATAAGCTAGAAAAATCTCCTAAATTAAAAATGGATGGTACACCTAATATTTTTTATCCTAGAAAATGTTGGAGCTCTTTAATGTTATTTGATAATAATAAACTTAAAAAATTATCCAAAGAGTATTTAGACAAAGCATCCGCTGAAGAACTTCATCAATTTATGTGGGTTGAAGATAAAGAAATAGGATCAATACCTTTAAAATACAATCATCTTGTGGGGTATTATAATAGCCATAAGTATATCAAAGCAATACACTATACTAATGGTGGACCTTGGTTTAAAGAACATAAAGAAGGAGAATTATCTGAAGAATGGTGGAACGTATACAAAAGCTTGTAAAAAATAAGAGAGTAGTTTTTGTTGGTAACTCTGTAGAAATAATGAATCATAAATTAGCTGATAAAATTAACAGCTATGATATTGTGGTTCGTTTTGGAAGAGCAATAGAAGCAAATAAACTACAAGAAGAATCTATAGGTACAAAAGTAGATATATGGGTGACAGGTCAATTTAGAGCACCGTGCTACAATAGATTAAGAAAAGAATTTAAAGTTGGTAGATTTAGGAATGTAGAAATACTAGTTAATAGATGTAGAGGAAACTTTATGTTAAAGGATTGGGTTTTTGAAGATCATTTACCTAAAGACATGCCACACACCCAAATGTTTTCAGATCAGGAAATCACTGACATCATGAAGTCTTTCGACAAAGACATATTAAACCCAGATCATTTAAGGCCATCAGCAGGATTTTTAACAATATTATGGTTTGTTAATAAAGTTAAAACGTATAAAAGTTTAGACTTAATAGGTTTTGATTTTTTTGCTAAGACTGTTAAGCATAGAAGTGTTGATAAGAAAGGAGTTCTTAGTGCAGCAGATCCACATAGTTGGCATATGCCTGTATATATGATGCCTATGGGTGCTCATGATAGAGAATTAGAAAAAAGATATGTTTCTTTTTTAGAAAGAAGAGGTTTAGTTAATTGGCACATACTAAGTGACCTTAAACCAGGTAGTGTAAAATATAACCACTGGATGAAAGGTATTAAAAGAGTAAAATCTGCACCAAAGAAATCTAAAGTAAGTAAGATTTAATATTTTTTAATCTTTCTTATTAATCTTTTTTTCTTTTTTGATAAACCAATTGGTTCCGCAGCTAATTTAGCTTTCAACTTAGCTTTTCTTTTAGCAGCATATTTTTCACCCATGTTAGTCAATCCCTTGACAATAGCTCCCTTTAAAGTTCTAGCTCCTTTAGTAATTAATTTTCCAACCATTGTTCTACCAGTGGCGTGCCTTTCAGCTTTTCTAATTTCCCTTTTTGAGTTTTTACTCATATCAGAAACTGTTTTATATCCCCTATTTTTTCTAAGCAAACCTTTTTTATTTTTTCTTGGTTTTCTTACTTTTGGATCTCTCATAATTTTTAATTTATTTTTTAATTTTCTCAAAAGAACTTATCCCAAAACAACCTAATGTAACCCATACAAATGAGTTATAAACTACTTCGTTTATAATAAGATCTTTATCTGCTATTAAACTTGTTAGTAAATCAGCTATGGCAAACAATACCATAACTATAAATGAGATAAACCCAACTAGATTTTTCTCATTAATATCGTTTTTGTCTTTAAATAATGCCCACATATTAATTATTTTTCTTTTTACCACCACCAGATGTCACTGGATTTACAGCTACTGGATTATCACCATTATTTGTAGTTCCTCTATTTACTGGTGCAAAGTTTTCTAATGGATGCCAATTATTATAAGGTTGATTAATATAATTTGGTGTATTACCTACTGTAGCATAATTAGCATAATATCTATAGTGATTATCATATACGTGGTATCTTCTCCATGGATCATAATAAGGATTATTATATCCTCTTACAAAATCATAACCAACCACGTTATATATTTGTGTTGGCTTAATATCTTTCATAGCTACCTTAACGGTATCTCCATTTTCAGTTAAAGCTAAAACGTGTGTAATTTTAATTTGATTACTTTTATACATATAAGGCGTGCAACTTAAAGCACCAAATAAAATTATAGCGGCCATAACTGCTATTGATATTACTTTACCCCAATCTCTTTGTTCTTGTGTCATAGTTAAAATTTTTAAAGTCTCTTTTGTAAAATTCATAAACGGGTTTAATTGTGTTTTTATTATAATATTTTCTCCAATCTTTATGTCTATCAGATTTATTTAAATGTGGTAATTTAATATCCCAAAATTTATTAAAATCTTTTTGTAAAGTTTCATATCTTAAAACGTGATCAACAAGTAAGTTATTTTTATCATCATATATATAATCACTTTGTGGTCTTGTTAAATGATATGTACGCCCGTGATTTAATCTTTTTATAAACGCTTCAAAATCGCAATTAGCAAAATATTCATAATACGGGTTTTTTTTATGATAAAAAGTATTTTCAGTTTTAATATAACAAAACAATGATACTACTCTATCAAAAGGATTTCTTATAATGGTAAATGTATTTGGGGTTTGTTTACTTAAAGTAGGGTGTCCTTTATTATCAAGCTTTAACGCGTGTATAATACTTGTTCCACCAGTTTTAGGTATATGTACAAACTTCATAACCAATACTTATAATTTACCGGTAAGTATCTATTGTACCTTGTTTCTATATTTTTAAACTTAATATTTTTGTGTTGTATTAAATTATCAACGTTACCTTTAAATTCTGGATGAGAATAATTGTTTAATTTGTCCTCAATCATTTTAGGTTCCATAAAGAATGTTAAATGCCAACCACCTTTATCCCAATCATAAGCATCTATGTAATTAATTCTAAACTTGTGCATTTGTAACAACGAATCAACAAACGCTTTATAATAAAATATTTTTATACCAAAGGTTTTGTGGTATTTTAATTTATTATGCTTATCATAACCACTGTATGCTAATGCTTTATTTTTAATATTAAAGTAATATGTATCTTGAGCTGGTGATATAATCGGATTAGGTAAACCTTGTTCTTTAAATTTAACTAGCTCATTACTATCCGGTATCTCATCAATATCGCTAGCAATAACAATATCCTTATCTTTTGCTATACACTTTAACGCGTGACCAGTAGCATTTCTTTGATATATTTCTCTAGACCAATGATTACCATCCGGCATATCATCTAATACAACGTGATCTATTTTGTGTAGATATTTTTTAAATCTACTTTTATTATCTTTAAAGTATAATGGCTTATCATTATTAGCAAAGCTTTTTGTTGCTTCAACTAATATAAATTTATCTACAATATGATTGAGTTCTTTTAATCTAAACTCAAGCATGTTAAGCTCATTATAGAACATAAATGTATCTATAATCATAAAATTTAATTTAATTATTTATTTTGATCGTTGTAAATTTTTATTATAAGAAAGAAATACCAAGCTATGGCAATAAAAAATATTGCTGTTTCATAGGGATATTCAAAAAACATTATATTACCTGATAGGTAGTTTTTCCGTTTATCCTAGAAGCCTTTAGGCATCTGTTTCTGTTACTTTCTTTATCAACATAGCTTACGTGTACCCAATCAGGATTTTCATCATCTCCGAACTCCCAAATCATTTGATCAAAATCTAGATTTTCTTTGATCCAATGGTACATCTGTGAATTAGTTCTATGGCCAAATACGTCATCTATATCCATTGCTTGTCCGTGGCAATGTTGTGATTTTTTCGAACCTCCAATAGCCTTATTGAGTTCTGGTCCTCGATAAAATGAATTTATCTTTATTGGACCACCAACATAAACTCTTAATGGTTCAAATACTTTTTTAGCTAACACCTGCATATTTGCTAAGTGTTCTTTACTAGGGACATTAGGTAAACCTAATCTTGTAGCGGTAGCGCTAAAAGTTCCCTCTTTAAAACTTATATGTTCGCTTATCATTGTTTATTATTTTGTTTTACAAATACATA